GCATCGGGCGCACCTTGGTCTGGTCGGGTGATTCGGCTGGTGGTTTCGTCTCCGAAAGCTATCGGGACGAGGCTCGGCGTTCCAATGTTCTCCGCGTTCGCATGAACACGGATGAAGTTGTGATCGACCCGAACGCTGGCGTGCGTATCACTACTAGCTTCGCCTAAAGCATAGAATTGTGTGGTTCCTCCGGGGGCTAGAGCCTAAAAAACTCTAGCCCCCATTCTTTTGTATGAATTGACATAAATCCTTCCTTGAAATCCTAGTGAGAAATCCCATATCCTTATACTTAATCGCCGGAAATGAAGAGGCGTATATTGAAAGATGTATTCGTTCCTTTGCCCCACTTGCCGCTGAAACAGTTGTCTGTATTGCGAGGGGGAGCAAAGAGCCAGACAAGACCGAGGAGATTGCCAAAAGCCTTGGGGCTAGGGTCGTTCATTATCAGAATCAAAAAACTGATTGGCCTCACATAGACGACTTCGCAACCGCTAGGAACACCGCCCTAGATGCCTGCTCTTGCGATTGGTCTTTCTGGGTGGATGCCGATGATGAGATGGCGAAAGATGCCCCGCAGATTGTGGACGATGCGATTGACCAAGCAAATCAGAAGGGGGCAGACCTAATTGCGTTTCGTTATTGGGTGGAAAACGCCTCCTTAAATCCCCTTCGAGAGATGGCCTTGCGGAAGGGCAAGGGCAGATGGAAGAACCGAGTTCACGAAATGCTGGTCGCCACAGAACCACAAAAGCTAATTGGCGTGGACAAGATTGTAAGGATTCACAAACCCCACGGCTACAAATCCGCCTCGGCAGAGCGCAACTTTAAGATTCTTGAGGATGTGATTGAGCCTGCTCCGAACGCCCTTTATTACAAAGCACAGGAACAATTTTTGTCGGGCAAATACACCGAATGCTATGAGACAAGCAAGAAGGCTTTAATCTTTGAGGCTTTGGAGGAAACGCTTCGCTATGATGTGCTGACCAACTTGGGAAGGATCGCCCCGCAAGCGGAAAGGCTGAAATGGTTAGGGGAGGCAATTACCCTTATGCCGGATCGAAGGGAAGCCTATTTTTGGGCAGGGCAAGAATACGCCGCGAGGGGGCAATGGCTAAAATGCTGGGGAGTGATGCGCTCTTGCATGACCCTCCCAAGGCCGAAGCAACACTACTGGAATTTGAATGAGGCGGTTTATCAATGGCAATCTTTGGATTTATATGAAACCGCTTCTGCTTCGGTGAAGGAGCAGGGCGAGGTCGAAAAGATGAAGAAGGCTAGGCCAGCCCCCAAAATCTCAGTCATTCACGCCACAAAAGGAAGACCGCAAATCGCTTGGCAAAGGAGGTGGCAATGGCTTTCCCTAGCCGAGAAGCCTTTAGAAGTTGAATGGCTTTTCGTGGTAGATCACGATGACCCACAGGATTACACCCCGCACCAAGCCATCCGAGCCAACCCCGGCGGTATCATTAACGCTTGGAACTATGGGGCAAAACAAGCCAAGGGGGATATTTTAATTCAAATGAGCGATGATTGGAGTCCCTGCCGTCATTGGGATGCCCTAATTTCGACCGCTATTGGGGCTACAAATGATTCTAAGGTCTTGGCTATATCTGATGGGCTTCGGACTGATAAACTCCTTTGCATGGCGATTTTAACGCGAAAGAGGCTTGAGCAACAAGGGGGCTATATGTTTCACCCAAATTATCAATCATCGGACGGAATTTATTCGGATAATGAATTTACAGAAAGGGCTTATGGTGATGGAGTTGTGATTGAGGCAAAACATATTCAATTCAAACACGAAAACCCCCTCTTTACAGGCGGCAAGCCGGATGATCTAATTCGTAACCACAATAAACCCGAATACTATGAAAAAGGGAAAGCCATCTATGAAAAAAGAAAAGCCGATTCTTGGTGTTAGAAAAACCAAGCCAACCGACCCAAAAGATTTGGGCGTGATTAAGTTTGGCAAGTCAAGGCCGGACAAAACCAAGTATGTGCTGATGGACATTGAGTATGACGAAAAGGCGGGGAAGGAGCTTTATGAGGTTGGGATGGAATTGCTTGCCAAGGACAAGGAGGCCGTCATCAATTATGTGGTTGTGAAGGCCATCAAATACACGGCGGAACTTGAAAAGAAAAAATGCAAGAAATCACCCTAGCCGACCCATTTGGAAAAGCCTTGGCGGAATACTCCAAAGGGCTTGCCCTTGGCGTGGAGATTGGCGGAGGAACCGGGGACGGCTCAACGCAATGTATTAAAACAAGGGAGTTATTTAGTTTAGAGATTCACCCAGACCGCATAGGGCGACATCAATATAATTTAGACTCTAGGCAGGGCGGGTTAGCCATTCACCATCTTTCAAGCAATCCGATGAAGTGGATGAGCGAGGATGAAGTGACTGATTTTTATTACAACACAACTACAAACCTAAACCAATATTCTTTGGAACAAGTCATAGGGTGGCACAAGGAAGATTTTAGGGTTGCGGCCAAATATATTTGGGGGCATATCACAATCAAAGACAGGATTGATTTTCTTTTATTGGATGGCGGGGCTTTTTCCGGCAAGGCTGATTTTGAAGCGTGGTTTCCCAAGGTTAGGGAAGGCGGACTTGTGGCCTTGGACGATACCAACGACATCAAAAACAAATACAATTATGCTTGGCTAAAGGACTCAAACCACGATTGCTTGTGGGAGGAAAAATCTTGGAGGAATGGGTGCGCCATTTTTAGGAAATGATTAAAGGAGTTATTCATTCTGAAAATCCTATTGAGCATTGGGGGTCGTTAGATTGCAAGGGCAAGGTAATTCTTGACTTAGGATGTGGATTTTGGACTGAATCTGAAAGAGCAACTGGCAATGGAACGGCAAAATATTTTATCGCCCAAGACCCAATAAAATATATCGGGGTAGATTTGAATGAACAAGATATTGCAAGACTATCCAAGGAATTTCCGCAGGGAGGCTTTATTCAAAAAAGGATTCAATCGACAACGGATATTTCAAGCCTGCTACAAGAATACAAGCCAACCATAGTAAAATGCGATATTGAAGGAATGGAGGATGCTCTATTTGGCCTTTCTTCAAGTGAGGGAATTTTAGAGATTGGAATTGAAACCCATAACGGCAAAGAACAGGTTTGCATGAATTGGCTTGCCAAGGTTGGCCTAACTCCGTGGAAATTTGATTCAGCCTCTTTCTGTCCAGAGATAAATATTATTTACGGCAAATGCTGACCATCTTCACAATCGTATTGAACGGGTCGCCATTTATCGAGCAAAAATTGCCGATCCTCCAAAAATTACAAATCCCTTGGCAATGGCGAATTGCGGAGGGAGTGGCAGAGCCTAGAAATTGTACTAGATGGTGCAGGCAAATCCCCTCTAAGTGGCACAAGGATTATCTTTCAATAGATGGAACCCACGAATACCTAAAGAATCTAAATCATCCAAGAGTTTCTATTCAATGGCAGAACAAGCCTTGGGATGGAAAGATTGAGATGGTAAGAAGGGCTTTGGAAGGAGTGGATTGTGGCGTAGTTATGGAGCAAGACGCTGACGAGTTTTGGACACCCGAACAAATGATCCAAGTTTATGACCTCCTAAAAGATCGCACCCCCGGAACGGCGTCACAATTTCATTGCAACTATTTCATAGGGAAAAAGATTGTGGTTAGCCGAAGGGGATTGGGTTGCTATCCTTATGAATGGTACAGGGCGTGGAAATGGGGCGAGGGCATAGAATTTACCAGCCATGAACCACCCCTTCTCAACCACCAGCCCATCAGAATCCCTCGTGGTATCACCGAGGAGATGGGGCTAGTGTTCGATCATTATGCTTATTGCACAAAAGACAATGTGGCATTCAAGGAAGATTTTTATGGATATGCGGGGCTGACCCAACAATGGGAGGAGCTACAAAAGACCCACGGCCCTGTTCGGCTAAACAAATACTTTCACCATATCCAAGACAGGAGCGTAGTGGATGACTCAACCTAAAATCATCAAATACAGTGAAAGGCTTGGGGATGTGCTTCGATGCCTTCCCGCTTGCAAATACCTAGCCGACCAAGGCCACGAAGTTCTCTTTGATTGCTTTGAGCAATACCACGGAGTATTTGATATGGTTTCCTATGCAAAACCACTAAAGGCGACTCCTTGGAATGCGGAAGTTTTGGATTTGGAGATTTGGCCGGGGAAATATGCTGAGTATCGAAGAAGCAGAAAAACTTGGACTGACTTTGTTTATAGTCATCCCTTAATCAAAGAGGCCGATAAAACCAACATCATCCTAGATAAGTTGGATGCGGGGAAGGCTTGGGGGCTTCCAGAAAAATATCATCTTATTGCCCCTTTTGGAATTTCCCAAAGCTACCAAAGGAACCCGCTGGAACTTATCCAGACCGCCGCCAAGGAGCTAGGCAAAGACAACATCATCATTCTATGCCCGCCCAACTTTCAAATCCAAGGGCTTGCCACCTATACCGCCCCCTCGGTTGAACAGATGGCAAAGGCGATCCGAGATGCAGATGAGTTTTGGGCTATCAATTCAGCCCCCATCATTCTTGCTTCGGCAACAAGAAGGGAAAAGGAAAGCCGCTTCTGGGGGCAGAAAAATGAATGGGAAACTGATAATGTATTTGAATTTGAAGGGCTGGTTAGGATGGATTGACATAAGAGGTGGATTTGATGGGCGGGGCTATTTCCACTTCTTATTTCGGCACAGATTTGTCCTATATCATAAACGATTTATAGACAAGCGTGACGGGGCTTGCCACAAATGCGGTTTCGGCCTCTGTCACAGATTTGGCAACCTCCTCTGAATTGGATATTGGAGGAGAGGTTTTTAGGATCACCCAAAGCCTTGTGGTTTGCGCCGGGGTGGTTTCGCCCCCCGCCATCGGGAACCTAGTCACCTTAAGCGGGGATGAGCGAATGATTGCGAGCTTCAGCCTTTCCCCGGACGGTATCTCTTACACAATCGAACTCGCAGAAATAACGACCTAAAATGGCTTCAATAGAGAGGGAGGTTGAAAATGCCCTTATCTCGGCCATCAATTCGGTCACAGGGATTTCCTATTACACAAGCGAAAGGGACACAGCCAGAAGTCTTCCCTTTGTTTCGGCTAGGGCTTCCCTCGGTGACGAACAGCTAGGAACCTTCACAGGCATCTTCAATGTCTCTGCCGTCCTTTCCTACAATCAAAGGGCGGACTCAATAAGCAGACAGGCGTTCGATGCCAAGTTTCAAGAGCTAGTGGGCAAGTTTTATCAAAACCCAAACCTAGCTGTAGTATCAACCACGGCTTCCAATGTGACGATTTACAACGCAAAGATGGTTTCTGAAAGCCCGCAGATTGTGGCAAGGAACCGAACTTGGTCTAAAGAGATAACCTTAGACATCGTGGCAACTGCAAAGAAATGAGTCAATCCATTCAATATCAAGTCGAGGATGGGATTGCCGCCCTGCTTACAAGCATCTCTGGGTTGAATGTTTATACCACAAACAGAATAGGCAGAAGGCTTTTTCCTTATGTCACAATCTCAGCCTCAATAGGCTCGCAAGTTTTAGGGAACTACACAGGCGTTTATGAGTTAAGTGTGGCGGTCAATTATTCCGACACGGCAGTTAAGGTAAGCAAAGAGGCTTTTGATGCTGAGTACTGCGAGATATTTGAAGCCTTTTATTCAGAAAGCCCAAGCCTTGCCACAAAGATTGATGCCCAAATAGCCGCGCCAGCAGTTATCTATATGGCACAAATCACAGGCCAAAACCCAACCATAAGGACACCCGCAAGGGCTTGGCAAAGGGGTTTGACGATGAGGGTGATAGCAAGCCCGGTTCAGTCGCAAGGAGTGGCCGCTTATGTTGCCGCCCTGCAATTCAACGACCATCGCAATTCCCAATATCTAGGCGCAATTTAACAAGGAGATTGAATTAAATGGCACTTCCAGTTTTAGACGGCAATCAATCCGCAACCACGCTTTCTTCAGTAGTTACAGGAGGGGAGCATATTGTAGCCCATAGCGTTGTAAGCCTTGGGCAAAATGCCATTTCTGATATTACAACCGCAGTAAGCGGGAGTGTTGTTTCGGTTAGCAATTTCCCAGCCTCTCAATCCACAACCTTTGGAGCGGTTACAGGCTCAGTATCAGTTCTAAACTTCCCCGCCACGCAGACCATCGCGGGGACGGTAACAGCCGCCTTGCGCAACTATACCGTGGTCACCAGCGGATCGCTGGCGGGGGGACAAAATGAAAACGTTACGTTTTCGTTGTCCAGCGTAGAGGATGGCTCCTTAGTTGCTTTAAGCGGCACATTTGGTGGAAGTGCCCCAGTGTATAGTCTTACGTACGGCACACTCGGCCAAGGGGACGTTACGCTGTCTTTGGTCAATTTAATTGACCAGCAAACGATCACCGAGTTTTCGGGTGAAGTCTTGGTTGGCTTTATTAAGCCTAGGACTTCCTCCAACTTTAATTTGAAATATATAAGTGGCGTGGTGGCATCTGGTTCCGGCAATTGGGAGATTCGAGCCTATCAAAACCCAGCCTACAGATTCCCACAACCAGTTAGTGGCTCCGTCACCATCGGCGCGATGCCCGCCATCAGCGGGACGGTTACGGCGGCAATTATGGGATTTGATGGTTCAGCCCAAAGACAAATTGCAGTGGGCATAGATGATGAGGCATTTGCAGACGGAAACGGAAGGGTTGCGGTTGAAATAGTTAATGAAGAGGGGCAAAGTTGCGTTGGCCCCTCATCAGGCTCTTTTTTATCAATTGGTGGCTTTAGGGGCACGCTGACCACCCGCTTTGGAACGCCCACCACTGCATCGTCAGTTTTTGCGACCTCAGCCGTCACTAACGCATCCCGCAAATATCTGCTCATCCAAAATGTGACCACGCAATCAAATGTCATCACCGTGGGCATCGGCTTCACGCCTACCACCACGCAGGGCATCCAGCTGACCGCCGGGGCGGGGATTACCTTTGAATCGTCCTACATACCTACGGGCCAAGTTTTTATTTTGTCCAGCGTGACGGCCAGTAATTTCACAATCCTCGAGGCGTGATGAAGCAGTATCTAGTAACGCGTAACGGGTTGCGGGTCGCTCACAGCTTTATGCTTACCAGCCACCAGCCACTCGTCACTCGCCACAGCTTGCGGGAGCAAGCCTAGCCATGGGCTTCTTCGGCGGCGGCTGGCTTGGGCGGCGGGGATTGTGAGGTAAGCTATGGGATTTATTTACAAACAGATTGACCCGCTATTTGAGGAGCTTGGGGAAGCCCCAGATGCCGATGCAATTACATACATAAACACAAACAACATCACCAGATTACAACAAAAGGCTGGTATTTGCAGGCTGGTAAAATTCTTAAAAGATCAAAGCCTTTGGACTACAATGGCTGGCGGGTTTTTGTTTGGGAACAGAGTTGGAGCCGCAAGCGGAACCAGCCTTCCAGACCTAAAAGGAGGAACTGCGGCCACGCTTACGGGTGGTTCTCACCTAATAAACGGGATTAATCTTTCTGGTGCGGCGGCAGATCAGATCAGCTTTGGCGCAAGAACCTTCACAAATAATTATATGCCATCTGTTTATTTGCTTTTTAATCCCTTTATTCGTACCACAACAACCTCAAGCAACAGAATAAATTTTGGCCCGCTTTCAAGCACTTCTGCATATCGCGGCTTCCAACCGCTTACGCACGGCCAAACAGGAAATTCCTCAAATGTCCACCTACAGTGCTATAGAGGAGATGGAAGCAGATATACTGGCTCTGGCGTGCTTGACGGAAATTTTGGTCTAGCAATTTTTGTTGGGTGCGCCTTTTCAAGCAACGATCAAAAGTGGTTCGGGGGAAGCAACTCCCTAGCCGCAGGCACAACCTCATCTGCGGCATCAGCAATGTCCTTTTCTGCTGGCGCAACTTGGCTTCTTGGGCCGTTTGAAAACACCTCTACGACAAGCACCGAATTAACTACCGTAGCGGCCTGTCTGTTTTGGGATTCAAATACAACCTTAACGCAAAACTTT